ACCACCGATAAATGAATAACTACCTGTAGCTTGGTTGTTTCCACCGCCTACTACTACTCCATGAGGGGTGTAGAAAGATAGAGTGCTTGTAGATGAACCTGAAGCGTTTTTGCTTAAAGTAAGCGATGTTCCGCTGATGGCGGCTACATAGGTATCTTGAGCAATGCTTGTGCCTGTGATGTATTGACCAACTTTAATGCTTGCGTTACTGCCCGATAGTGTTACGGCAGTAGTGCCATTCATCGTTCCGTTTTGCGTTGTTACTGCTGAACCGCTTGTAGCACTATTAGTAAAACCACCGCCAATAAAATTGTAATAACCTAAAGCAGAGTTTGAGCCGCCACCAACTAAACTAGAATAATTACCACCAGTAGTATTGCTACCACCACCGCCTAAAAATGCAACAGTTCCGCTAGAATAGTTTGTTGAGCCGCCACCTAATACAGAACCATAAGAAGCTGAAGTATTTGCAATTCCACCTAAAATATTGGAATATTGACCACTAGAAACTTGACTAGCTGCACTTCTGCTTGTCTGCCAATCAACAGCATTAGCACCCCTAGCATTACCACCTACTGTAGAAGATGTAGTAGCTTGTGCTTGTAATGCTCCTGTTCCTGCTGGAGAAACATAAAGAGAGCCATCTGATTGTAGTCCTAGTCCTGCTACTCCACTAAATGATAGGGTAGGAGTTCCGTAAACTTGAGAAGATGTAGTTGCTGTATATGGGCTTATTAAATTGCCTACTTCTAGTTGTGGTGCGGCTACAGTAATTGTTTTGCTTGTGCCAGTATATGAATAATTAGTGCCATCTTCTGATACTAATATTTGTAAAGTTGAATTGCCTGCGCTTGTATCTAAAACTGTTATAGATAATCGCCACCATCCACTACCAGCATTAGATGATGAATATGAAACTGGGGCATTAATCATATTTGCATTAAATGCGCCAGTAGTTAAATTAAAAAATGCACCTTGAGCACTATTGCTTGAATACAAAGCTACATAATTTGCAGTACCAGCCTTTACATAGACACTAAATGTATATGTTTGTGCATAAAGACTTACTGTTTGGCTTATTGGATGTGTACCATTATTAGTTCCATCGTTTAATAAGACAGCAGTTGTTCCGCCAAAGGGGTCAGTTTGTGAGCCTGTAACAGTTAAATTTGATGTAGTCCATGCGGCATTAGTTAAAGAGCTAGACTGTAAAAATAAATTCTGCCCAGTACCTTTTAATACTTCTGTCTGTCCTGTAATAGTACCGTTTACTGTTAATGAGTTATCTGTGCCTATTGTTACTGCATCTGTAGCTTGTGAATTAGTAGCAAAATGAATCTTATTGTTGCCGATTGTGCCAAGAACTAAATCTGTGCTACCAGTTAAAAAATAACCATATCCGGGCGCATTTATAGAGCCTGTACCGCTATATCCTGATGAGTTGATACCTACAGTAGCAAAGTTATTAGCAGCCGTTCCTTGGTCGTTATATGCAATAAATTCTGCTGATGCTGCTGTGCCGCTATTGGTATTTTGTATGACGTGCTGATAATAGCTATTGGAAGAAGCAACCGAACTGATGACCATGCCAGTATCACTAAATGATGTAGCTGAACCAATTTGTATTTGACCGCCCGCCAAAGTTGCGGTTAATGATTGGTTTGAAAGTAGTAACTGTGCAGGTAAAGTAACGTTATTGCTTGCGTCTTCGTTAACAGATTTTCCAGCGGGATAATCAACCCAAACCGTTACTGAACCACTAAAAGTTACTGCAGCGCCCGAATTGGATGATGATAGGATGGTCGTTCTGGTTAATGTGTTTCCAGAAGAAACATAGGTTCCTATGCCTACTTCCCAGTTTGTGCCATCGGTAGCGCCGTAATAAGTCGTGTTGCCATTACCAATACTGGAAAATGCTTGATAACTGACAACTGCCCCAGTTAAGCTAAAGCTCACCGTGGTATTAGCGGTTGCGGTTTCCTGTACTCTATCTAGTAATGTTAATGCCATATTATTGCCTATTGTCTATAATGACCCAGTTACTGGATTGGCTATCATTTATTTGAATCCATGCAGCGCCCAGTAATTTTTCTGATAAATTAATATTTTCTGCAATACTGGAGTTATATATTTTAATGACAGTCTCTAAATCTTTTGCATTTAAACCTTCTGTAATAGCATTGATAAATGTTGCATTAGCCACATCTAAATCTGCATAATTTAAATTTTCGGTAATGTTGGCAGTAAATGTAGCAATAACGGCATCAACGTCAATATCCGAAATAATAGCTTCAGATATATTAGCAAATGCCGTTCTTAGAGCGCTTTCTACATCTGCGTAAGTAATAGCCTCAGATACGCTCACCGCATATTGGGCGTTACCTAATCCTGCAAAAGTAGGCTGCGCAAATGCTGCATATCCAAACATTATACAACCACCCATCTACTACCACTAGATATGGTAACGCTAATTCCAGAGGCTAATGTAATTGGACCAGATGAGATAGCGTTACTTCCGCTAGGTATAGTATAGTTAGTACTAATTGTGGCATTATTTAAAATTAATCCATTAGTAGCGTTAAACTGTGGCGCATTGGCTGTATTGTTTGCATCTAAATTAACAGACTTTTCTGCTGGATAGGTAACAAATACAGTAACCGTTCCACTAAAAGTAACGGCACTTCCCGAGTTAGAAGACGCTAGAATAGTGGTGCGGGTTAACAGCGTAGTGGAGGTAAGCGTACCAATTCCAGCTTCCCAGTTTCCAGACGTGTCCGTAGCAGAATAATAGGTTGTATTTCCCGTGGTTATTGCAGACGAGAAAGCCTGAAAGCCAAGCACTGTTCCTGTAAGACTAAAACTTACGGTAGTATTGGCTAACCCAGTTTGCTGTATTCTGTCGCCAAGCTGTAAAGCCATTTAAGGCTCCTAATTATGACGTGGCAGTGGTAGTATAGGAAACTGCCAAACTGTCTCCAGAAGCTACAACTTTACTGCCGCCTGTAAAGTTACCAGCACTGTATAAAATACCAGTAGTGGAGTCTTTAGTAGCAGACGCGGTTGCGCCAGAGTTAATAAAGCAACCAAATACTGTTCCTGAACTTGTCATAGCAAATGTCAATGCAGAGGCAGCTTTAGAAACAATATTACTTGGTGATGCTGAACCATTGTTGGTTGCAGCAGACCAGCTAGGTGATTGGCGATTACCAGTATAAGCAGGAGCGTTTGTGCCGCCTACTTCAATCCAACCAGTATGGCTAGAGATAGTATCAGACTGTACATAGTTAGCAGTTGCAGAAGCACTGCCTACCAATCCAAGATAGTTAGCGCCAGAAGCAGTACCGCCACCAGTACCAGTTGCACCAAAATAATAATCAAACAATGCTGCTTTACCAACGGCAGTAACCAAGTTAGGAGCTTTGTCTTCCCACTTGAGATTGCCATCTTTGTCATAGCATTTAACGTCATAATATCCTTGGATTCCCAAGAACTCTTCAGAGCCAGCACCACGGGTTACCGCAGCGGTACTGATGTCTCCAATATTCGATTTTTCCATGTAAAACTCCTTAACTAATTGTCAGTACAGCGGTAGTTGATGTTGCCGTTGGGAAAGTAACGGTAAATGTATTTGAACTAGTAATATCATTACCAAAATTCAATATAAAACAAGCCGCTCCCGTGGTGCTATTATAAACTAGCGCTCCCCGTGCGGTAATACTTCCAGTCCAAGTTACGTTGTTAAATGAGATAAAAGCAATATTATTGGTCGTATCTTGCGTAGGTGGATTGGAAATGGTTAAAGCCTGACCGCCAGCGGTATACCCGCTTCCTGTAACTTCATTAGTTGAAGTGTAGCCAGTAGTCGTATTATTTAAATTAGCGTTTGCATTATATAAAGCAATCTTATAGGTATAAGGCGTACCTACGGCAAAGTTCTCCAAACCCGACAAAATGTTGGCTTTAAATAAAGTGGTTTGACCTTGGACTATTGGCATTAGGAAACCTCAAACTTATTATTTTTTGAAAAGTTTTCGGACGCCCTCATAACTTGCAAATTTGATGGCACATGAAGACCAGAAACCAATTCGCCTTGCAATGGAATAATATGGTCAACAGTCCATTTTACGCCTTCAATTTTGCTTAATAAAGCAGCAAGTTTATATTCATTTTTAATACGTTCACGGTCAATATCATTTAACCATGCGGGGGTACGGTTTATTTTTGATAATCTTCTAGCAACAACTGATGCATGACGTGTAGCTTTGTTATTTTGACGATTTCGTTTTGACATGGCTTTTATTTTGTCTGGATTATTTTTATTCCATTCAAGTTGTGCAGCATAAATTTTATCTTTATTTTTTTGACGATATTTTTTATCATCAGCTAGTTTTTTTGCCCATAATATAGAATTATTTTTTAATTTTATATAATCATTTTTTTTATATTGCAAATAAATTTCTGGATTTTCTTTTCTGCGTTTTTTTAAAGATAATTTTGCGCATTCCACGCATGCACCAGAAACTCTACGTAACCCATTTAACTCTGGATGTTTTGTGCATAAAGAACCGTAACAAGTTGGTAAACCTTGTTTTTTGGCTTCTTGTCTTGTAATTTTTATCATGCTTTGCTATATGGTAATTTTGTTTGCGTTTCACGATAAGCATCGCCACGTTCTAAAGTATCGCCAAGACGTTTCATTTCGCCAAGCGCTTCTTGGTATTTATCTTCGTAATACTTAATAATGTCCTGTTCCTGCTTTTGGAATAACATTGCTTCACGCATAGCGCCATAAAATAGTACAGGGTCGTAATTATCACCAAGCCAGCTTTGACCTTGGGCATTATTGACAGTGGCTATAGAGATTAAGAATCCAGAGCCAGTTCCACCAATATTGGCTGATGCTACGCTTAAAACGTCACCAGCTTGATAAAAACTACCGCCATTCTGTAATGTGACAGTTGCTACGTTACCGCTAGAATTGACCAAAATGTCACAAGTAGCACCCGAACCAGAGCCGCCAGTCAACGGAATGTTTTGGTATAAACCCGGCGTGTATAAAGTTCCAGCAGTAAATGTAGC